CGTTTGCTTCCATCTTTAGACACAGCAGTATGATAAGCTAAGTTTTTTATTGTGCCATCAACATCAAACTTGCCTTGTAGTATTAGCTTCTGATCTTCAAAGGGTTTAAATCCTACACCAGTGTTGGTGTTATCGTATTGCTTTTGATCTTCCATTACCATTCTCCTTTTCCTTGATTTGGTTTCTTGTTTGCTTGATCGCTTATGTATTTATTGCCATCCATTTTACCCATGAATACATCAGCATTAAATCCAAGGTGCGATATAGCCTTGGTTAAGCCGTCAGTGATAGCCATCTTAGGTGCATCCTCATTAGTTCTACCTTTAGCAGAGTTAAAGAATGTACGACACCCAGTAAAAGGGCCAAAGACATTTTCTTTTTGATTCGTCCATACTGTTATGTGTGCAACGCATGCCGTGTCACCATTAGAAAAGTTAATAAACTCCATGTGATTTGTCCAACCCCATCCCTTGCCAACGTGACCAAACTCTTTAGTCATGGCTTTGATTTGATAGTGTGCATCAATAGCAGTAAACTTTCTTGCACCGAATGTTACTGGCTTGAGTGAGTCGGGATCAGATTTAGATACTCTATCCCAAATTATTAAATTGTTTGCAGTCATATTAGTTCTCCTTGTTAAGTAGTGTGAATCTTAATGATCCACGTTTGTCTCTCTTGATTGAGAGTAGGTCGGTGTATACTTCACGTTCATTGTCACCAACTAATTCTTTAAGTGTAGCCTTGGCAGAATCATATAGCTTAGATGATACCTCATGTTTAATTAAGTCAGCCGTTGCAGATACAAAGTGGTTGTCTGTACTAGCGTCACGTCTTACCATGTCATCTACTGAAACTTTATCAATTGATTCTGATATATTATTTTCAGTACGAGGAGCTCGGTCTTCAGTAACACACTTCCAAAATTCTACTATGTGAAATGCCATCTTACTTCTGTAGTCTAAGTCTTCAGCTACATATTTACATTCCCATCTACGATTGCCAAAGATAACAGACAAGTAACATCCTCTAGCTTTAGCTATCCATATATAGAATTGTATTTGTGGCATGTACTGACGTAAGCATTGCTCAAAAGTATTGTACTCGTATGTGTGTTTACATTCTACTACGTCAATGTACTGACCACTAGCATCCATGTCATAAACAATACCATCTAACAATCCTTTCAATGGTACACCCATGTAATCCATAGTGCGTGCTGAGCCACCTAATTCAGCAGAGCCACCATCGTGAACAACACTACATTCATATTGTTTTTCAAACCACTTGATATTAAATGATTCAGTATACGAGCCTAGTTGCACAGCTAGTATGTCAGAAAGATCAGATGATTCTATGTATCCTAACTTCTCATTCCATAGTCTAAGCCAGTCTCCGTTCATGATGGTGTTACAATCAGACCCACCGATAAATCCTTTACGTTCCATATTAGTTCTCCTTGTTGGTGATAGGGCAACGAGAAGGTTACACCACTAATGTAGTTATGCTAACTACAACAGTCCTGAACGAGCCGTTACTCTATCGGTTAATTATTACTGCAAGTTTGCAGTCATGTCAACTCGTAACTTTATTAAGTCACGCATTAGATACTCACGTCTTTGTAGTCGTGATGATATGTGAGTATAGAACTCAGCAAACGAAGGCCAAAACTTTTGGGTTCGCTCCACCTGAGTGATGGCATACGATACAATGTCAGCAGGAAATTCTTCTAAGCTTCTAGCTAATGATTGCATGCGTATGTCCATGTCGTTCTCGCCCTCACCTGATGGCTTAATGACTAGTGTTGCCATGATCGCCAGTCTTTTTCTTAACATAGGGTAGGGCATTGTTACTTGCGACTGAGCTACAATAGTAATACACTTATCAACATCTTCTATTGTGTCTGCTCTGATCTCGTAGCCTCTAAGCATAGAGATATAGCCACCATCTTTAGGAAAGCGTGACGTTTCATTCGCTTTCACTACGTATTTTGTTATAGATTCCATCGAAGATATTAGACTTTTGTCTACCTGCGTAGGATTTCCCACCTCCAGTAGACGAGTCAACGCTCTTTCTTTTTGCGTCCCATTTAATTCTGTTGGAGCACCAGTACCTATACCCTCTGTCAACGTCTTTGAATTTTGTACCTTTGGCAAGATGGAAGTCAATGAACTGATTCGTTTCATGCTCATGGTCTAGTTCTCCTTGTAAATTTATTGTATTAATTAATGTATCGTTAGGCTTGTACCCTACTATATTATTAATAGGTTTAATTGATAGGTTAGGGTTACTCTCTGCAACTGGACTGTTGCTGTGTGCAACTGTATCAGGGAATATAGTATAGATAGTAGATCGTTTGCTACTGCCACGATTGCGACTGATAAAATTTATATCTTCTAATAGGTTAAGCTTTCTAGTTACAGTAACACGACTCATTTGTGTACGCTGTGCTAACCTATCTAATGATGGAAAACATTTATGTGTCTCCTCATTGGCATGGTCTGCAAGCACAACGAGTAACCACTTAGCTAGTGGATCAGTTAGCTCAACAGCTACAGCCTTGGCCATTAATATAAATGACATGTTAGTTCTCCTTAATTTGTACTGCCCCTAAAGATATTTACATACGCAGTAGAGCTTTAGTTAATAGGATATGCCATCTGCATTACAGCGAGTTCTTTACTTTGAACACAACGTAGCAGGTATGTTTGGCCGACCTAATAGGCAGTGGTTAATCTCTTAGTAATGGTGCTATCTTTTCTTCAAAGACATCTCCATCTATAATAACAATTGTTTGTGGCTTACCTCCAGTCCTACGTTTATACATAGCTATGTCTCTATTCTCTAGTACTTTGAATGGACTAGGGAAACTAGACTTGTCTCTGTATTTTATTTCAACTACCAGTCGGAGTCCTCTGAATTCCCAGACGATGTCCCCACTATATTCTCCTCCCAACGATCCGCTGAGTGGTTGCCTTTTCGCTTTGAAACCCATGGCTTGTAGCCACGTGACGAACCAACGCTCGTGGTAATTTCCTTTGATGCGACTTTTACTTGCCATGTATCCTCCTGATAACAGTCTAAACAAATTGTGTGGTACATAGCAGGCTTCATTGATGCAAGGATACAGACAAACCATTTGCTTACAGTGTGACACGCATCACACATAGCAGGTTGACCCGAGCTATCGTTCAATCTTTTTCTTACTGACTTTGATCGTAAGGCCAAGTGCGTCTAGCCAACAACTAAAGAGAAAGCCTGATGGTACACGTTTGTATTGCTCCCACTTATGTACTAATGAAACAGCACACCCTATCTGCATAGCGAGTGCTTCTTGTGAAACCTTTTGCTTGTGTCTTTCAATGACAAGTGTACCTATGATATCTTGATAGCATGGTGGCACATTAGTTTTCTTTTTGAAGTGCTGAAAGTTTGTCAATAGATTCCAATACCTTTAATGCAGTCTTATATCTCAGTTCCTTTCCAAGCTTGGATCGGTAGTAGGTTGATGTCGGCACACCTGCATCTAAGAATGCCGACTTCAAATTAATTTCACGCCACTCAGCATGAGACTCCAGTATGTCTATGTACTTTTCCATACTTGCTTGTCGCATACTTGCAGTGGTGTGTCAAATCTCCTTTAATAATTTCTCTTGATTCATTTCAAGTTCACGCATTATAGTTATAAGTTCAAGGTCTTCCTTATGATAGACCATCACTCGTGCCATTGCTCGTCCTAGTATACCTGATGATTTGCCAACACCAGTAATAGCATAGATGATTCTCTTATGATATTCATCACGAGTTTTAGAGTGTCGATCTTCTGCACTCTGTAACATTTCTTTTATTGCATCAAATGATTTACTCATATTCTTCTCCCATTATTAAAGCTTCAAGTTGATCGTCAGATAATGACTCAAGATATATTGGATTCATTGAATCAATAGTCTGACGTTTTGTTTTCTTTTTCTTTTTGGCAGAGGCAGTAGGAATCGAACCCACATTAACTGGTTTGGAGTCAGCTGTACTACCATTGTACGATGCCTCTTCAATTTCTAAGGTGTTGAATCTGTAGTTACAATCAGTAAACAACGAGTCACATTTTCTTCTGCGTTTAATAGCAAGAGACTGAGGCCTGCTATCTATCACGCTAGTAGGTGACTTACATTTGGGACACCTCATAGTTTAATCTCGTCACAATGATCAACTATAATCTCATTGTATTCTGTTTCAATAGGATCAAAGTGATGATAGATATCCATTGCTTCTAGTGCATTCTTTGCTTCAACTTCATACACCTCTATCATATCTGAAGAGGTTGTTACTTTATATTTAGGCATCGTTATCCTCCGTTGCCATCATTACTTGTTGCTGTCTACCTGATGAAGCTTCACGTTTGCCGCAGATACATATCTTATTTTTTAATAAGAGTTGTTTGTACCTAGGTGTAACTGAACTAGCTTTTATTCCATTGACAATGTGCATCAAGTCTTCCACTTGCTCAGAGATACACCCTTCAGGGAAGGACTTGATTGTAGCTAAGACAATCAACTCCAGTTTAGTTGGGTCTAGTTTTCTAGCTGACTCGTGACTAGTCTCAGGGTCAGTATGTCTTGACTGACCTATTGGTATTTTACTATAGCTAACCATTGTATCCTCCTTCATCTAATTGAAACCACACTTGACAATCTTCACATATGTCTTTGTCTTCAGGTGGTTCATCAGCCCAAAACATTTCGTTGCAATCCCAACATTCATACTCACCCATTTGATTCTTCCTCCTGCATTCCATGTAATAAAATCCCTCGCCCATAATCCCATCCTTGTTTGTAATAGGCTGAAGATTTATAATAGGTTTCATTTCTATTCTCGTTAATGATTGCGTCATACACACCATACTTGAAGTAAGTAAGGTATGTCTTTCGCTTTGGGTTTTGATTCTCAATAGGGGTTATGGTCATTGAGTTCCTCCATTGGGTTAACGTCTTCCCAGTTTTTAACAGCACGCTTAACAAATTTTGCACGATCAAACCTTGGATTCATATGCACTAGCTTGTCTGCTAATGCTTCTATAACAGAAGGCCATGACATTAGAGGAGCAATGTGATCTGCTATGTATTCAAAGTTACTGCGAGTCAATGGTTTATAAGAACCTGCTG